GGAGCCTTCAACGGCGAAGGCGAGCCCTCAGAAACGACCTTTGTGCGCACCACCCCGACGCCGGCTACGTCCGACGCCCCCACGGCTACATACATCCCTCTGCGGGAGCTCGTACCGGAGGAACCCGAAACGCCCGAGGAAACCGAGCCAGAGCGCCCCAAATACCGTGACGACATTGTAAGCGAAGGTCGGCTGCTCGCCTACGACCTCCAGGAGATCATGCAAGACTACTGCGAGCAGTACGGTGTCCCCTACGCCCTCGGTATTGCTATGGCGGAGATAGAGACCCACTTTGACGCGGACGCGGTGAGCAGCACCAGCGACTACGGCCTCATGCAAATCAACAAGTGCAATCACGACTGGCTCCTCAAAGAGGGCTTCGACGTTACGACCTACGACGGGAACATCGGCGCCGGCATCTACATGATTGGCGGCTATATCGAGACCTACGGAGACATCGGACTCTCATTGATGGCCTATAACCGCTGGAGCGAGGTGCTGGAGGTATCGCCGTGACAATGTGTAGCATTTTCAACTGCGATAAAAGGCACGGAAGCTATTGCTGCGCGGAGTGCCAGGAACGAAAAGAGTGCCGCAACCCGTGCCAGAACGGCCCGGAACGCTGCGGCCAGGTCAAAAAAACGAAGGAGGAACACAAAAATGGAAAAATGTAATTACAAGCGTATCGACGCGGAGCACAACGTCTATCAGTGCGAGGCCTGCGGCCATATCGTCAAGTTGGAAGCAGACGGGCCCTTCGAGAACGGCCTCGACTACTGCGCCCACTGCGGCCGCGAGATCGCGTATCCCTTCCAGTGTGATTGCGGGTATATCGGTGAGCCCGAAACAATCGCCTATAACATTTCGTTCGACCCCAGCATCGTCAAAATCATCAAATTCGACGGCTTCATTTGCTGCCCCAAGTGCAGAACGGTCAAGTTCTGCCCGCCTGCACCCGGCAGGAAATAATGAACGCCAAGAGACCAGGGAACGGAGGCGAGCCAATGGTCTACAACGAAAACGAAGTCTTTACCATACCGGCCCGGCGCTGCAAGCGTTGCGGCGGCCTGCTTACGAGTTCCCAGGGCATCCGAGACGGCTACGGCCCGTGCTGCCTTCGCAAAGTGCGGAGGGAGCAGGCCGACCGTGAGGAAGAAGCCCAAAATCAGTATAGTTTTTTCTCCGACGGCCTCCGGCCGGCGGAAGACCCGGAAACAGAACAGGAGGACAGCCGCGATGCTGACATTACCGATAAAACGCCAATGGTATGACATGATACTCTGCGGGCAGAAGCGCGAGGAATACCGCGAAGACAACCCCTATTACCGCTCCCGATTTGAGAAGCTGTTTGACCTTTCGCCGGAGGCCCTTGCCGACCCCGTAAGGCAGAAAGCGTCCGTCTTGAGACTTCGCAACGGATATAACGCGGCCGCCGACACAATGGAGATCACGGCGGTTCTCCAGCACGGAGAAGGCCGGCCGGAGTGGGGCGCCGAACCCGGAAAGCCTTGCTTCATTCTCCGCATCCTGTCTGTAAAAAGCGTTTGAACGCAGAAAGGAAAATAACCTATGAACCTCCACAAAAGCAAGATTGATTGGTGTACGCACACCTGGAACCCCGTCACAGGCTGCCTGCATGGCTGCGACTACTGCTATGCCAAACGCTTCATCGCCAGATTTGAGCCCCACGCCTGCGAAATGGTACTCCCGGAACCGCTGGAGTTCCTTCCGAAAGGCTCCGGATGCTTTATCATCGACGAACCCTCGAAGCTCTACGACGAGAATGTAAATTACCTCAGAAGCACCCCCTACCCCAAGGGATTTGCGCCGACCTTCCACGGCTATGCGATGGATTATCCCACAAAGCGCCGCATCCCTTCCAGGGTGTTCGTCAGTAGCATGGGAGACCTTTTCGGCGCGTGGGTACCGGCCGCGTGGATTTACGAGGTGTTTTCCGAGTGCTTAAAGGCGCCGCAGCACACCTACCTGTTCCTCACGAAGAACCCGCAAAGATACCAGGAGCTCGCGGCCGCCGGAAATCTGCCCCAAGAAGATAACTTCTGGTACGGCTCGACGGTCACGGGGCCGGATGAACCGTTCTGGTGGAGCGAAAAGCACAACACCTATGTCAGCATTGAGCCGCTGCTCAAGCCCTTCGAGGAAGTTGGAGCCGACGCGGTGAAAAAGGTGGGATGGGTAATCATCGGGGCCATGACAGGCCCGGGAAGCAAATTCCGCCAGCCGCGACCGGAATGGGTGCAGGCAATCGTAAATGACGCCCAGAGCGCCGGCGTCCCTGTTTTTATGAAAGATAACCTCAAGAAGGTCTACGGGGACAACCTTCTTCGTGAACACCCCGAAGGAATGGTATGGCCGGAGGAGGGCCACCGCTGATGAATTTCACAAAAGACCAACAAATCGTCATGCTGCACGACGCAGCGCGGGCATCCGGCATGGACGGTCATATCGTCAGCGAGCCGCCTCCCGGCACAATGGCTGAACGAGTTATGACCTGGTTCGGCGGCCGCAAGAACACCCCCAGGAAAAACAGCTATTTGTATCTCGATAGCGTAGACGCCTGCTTCTTCTATTCCAATTTTGGCACCCCAACCGTCACGCTTACGGCCCGCTGGAGTTGCGGAGCGAAAGACCTCGACCGACTGGCGGACGCTGCAGAGCTCATAAAGACCATGCTCCGGGCCATGAAGGAACAGACGGAAAAAGCGGAAGCGCCGAAGAACGAGGAGGCCCCAAATGCCTGAGCTTATTGAGAAAGGAAAGGCCGTAGCTTACCTCAAAAGCCGTGAATGCGAGTTCTCTGATGAATGCGGAAAGTATTGGATGGCCGGATTCCGTGCGGCACGGGAAGCCATAGAGAAATTCCCTACCATTACCACAAGCGCGACTACACTTACGTCAAGAAAAACGCCACACCCTACACTGAAATACCCAGGAAGCAAGTGGCGAATGGCAGAATGGATAATTTCACTCATGCCTCCACACAAAAGCTATTTGGAGCCATTTTTCGGAAGTGGGGCTGTATTCTTCAAAAAGCCACCGAGCCGCATTGAGACCATCAACGACTTGGACGGCGAGATCGTCAACCTATTCCGCTGCATCCGAGAACAGCCGGAGGAGCTGATGCGGGCCGTGGCTACCACCCCGTATAGCCGGGGCGAGTATGAACAGGCATGGCGGCATTTCAAACAGGGCGGCCAAATCCGGCCGGACGGCATCGAAGCAGCCCGACTGACACTTGTGCGATATTGGCAGGCCCACGGAAGCACCGTCGTTTACAAAGGCGGCTGGAAAAATGACAGGGCCGGCCGGGAGTACGCCTATGATGTACGCTATTGGAGGCAGCTTCCCGAATGGATAGCAAATGCTGCGGAACGCTTGAAGTCGGCCCAAATTGAACAAGCTCCCGCTGTTGAGGTCATTAAGCGATTTCACCACCACGACGTTCTGATTTACGCTGACCCGCCTTATGTTCTATCCACACGAAAAGGAAAGCAATACATCGTGGAAATGACGGAAGACGCTCAGCACATTGAGCTTCTTGACGCATTGAAGGAGCATCCAGGGCCGGTCATTCTATCAGGCTACGACAACGATCTATATAACATTCACCTGCAGGGATGGACGAAACTGCACCGGAAGGCACAAGCCGAGGGCGGAGCGGCCAGGATGGAAACAGTTTGGTTGAATTACAAGCCGAAAACAGGAGGGCAAGATGAATTGCTATGACTGCTATGCAAAAGCGTACTGTATGGCTGCCGCAGAGCCCGGGAGCGTTGTTTGCATGATAAACAGAATGAGATATGGCGGGACACACGCAGACGACAGGCCGCCAAGGCAAGCCGGAGATTTCTGCCAATACTGCGGGCAGCGCCTACGGGTAATTGGCACGGAGCGTTT